CTCGAGGTATGCCAAGTGGACATCCTTTAGTTACACTCATCAACACATTAGTTAATTATATAGTGTGGATAGTTATACTACAGAAAGTCTACGGGAAAGGGAAAGTTGCTGCAAATGCATATGCAGTGTTTTCTGGGGATGATTCAAAGTTCTATCTCAATTTCGATATGAACTTATTATATATTGATTATTACATTAAATTATGCACAACTTTAGAATCAGATTCAGTAGTCGCAAGTCTACAACCTTCCATATCCTTATATTGGAGGAGACCAGATGTGAGATTCCTGAAGCGGTATGTTAATGATATTGGTTTCATTACATGGCATGGTCCCTCCATGTTACGCAAGTTAATATATACAGATAAAAATTTAAGTTCTGTATTTTTAGTTAAAAGGTGGATGTGTTCAATATTGTGTGCTGCGCCTGGTAATTTCAAATTGACACAGCTATTTACCGATTATATAAACCATAGTTTTGATCAAAGATCAAAGAATAAATTTATTGATTATTCACGTAACGAAATAGATCGTGAAAAATGTCTTGATGACTTAGGCGAGGCAGAGTCTGTGGGGCTATTATCACAGACTGCGAATGAGTATCAGATAGACAAAGTTATTAAAGAATCAGGAAAATATATACTAGAAGATAACGAGAGAAAAAGCATAACTAGATACATAAAGAAAGATAAATCCTTTGAAAGAGAGGTTATGTTCTTACTGCAAATAGCTCTTATAACGGTAGGCGGTTTCTCTGAAGAGAAATACAAGGTTTTAATTGAAAATTTTAAGAAGACTTTCGCTTCAGCAACTAAAGAACAAATATACTCACTATATAATTGCGAATTCTTCGTAAGATTTAAACTAAATCAGTTATTTCCGGTCATACTCTCTCAGGAGGAAGTGCCACCCACCTATAAGCGTTGGACGGAGTTTATTTCCAGTCCTAGACATAATGAGATAGTAGCCTTTCTTGCCGATTTCTGTCGTGGGGCCCGACAATATAAAGAATTGTATCCAGTTAATGACTCTTTCAAAAATAACTTGAAAGCATTTCTTTGTATAAATGAAATTGGTGATGATACTAGTTAATTGAAGACCTTAGTATTGGTACCTAAGTAGAAAAAATCAGTAATATGACGTATTACGGCACACCCAGCATGTAATTATGATGATGATATCTAAGATATCGTCTTTTAGAATACATGCTGGGTGTGCCGTAATACGTCATATTACTAATTTTTTCTACATTAGGTACCA